AAAATGTATTTAGCGGGCGCAGGGGCGATCAAACCCCTGCGTCCTGAAATTACTTCACCGTTTCTCGGTGGCGCGGCCCAACTTGATGAGCGTCTTGGCATGTACGGGATGCACCTCATAGGCTTTGCCCTTCTCCAACGTATTGCCGGGGCCGCCGGTTCCGTAGACCGTCACGCGATCGTTGAAGTCCACATTGGTCTTTTCTTCTTTCGTTGCCATATTCTTGTTCGTTTAACGTGTTTGACTTAGGCTGCCACCTTCGAAGTCTAGGCAGCCGGTTTCTGCAAGGCGGCGATAATGGTCGCGAACGCGCCTTTGACGAACGCCCCCTGATCGACCGATGCGAAGTACGAGTGCAGACGCTCCTCGCAGATGACCGTGAAGAGATTCTTCTGGAAGTCGTCGTCGACCCACCCGAATTCGACGCGAATGCCTTTGTACGGGCGAACGTTCCATTTGCTCGTATCGGCAACGAGGAAATCGCCGGCCTTGACGTAAGTCGATTCCACGATCTCCACCCCGCGGATGAGCCGGAACAGCTCGTCCGAGATGTAGTGACCCGTCGAATCCTTCGTCAGGTCGATGGAGGCCCGATCCGAAGGGTTGAGCATCACCACGTCGGGATAGAAGTTCAGGTTCCGCATCTGGAGGATCGCTGCGCGGATCGCATCGGCCTTGTTCGCCATTTCGACCGTCCCGTCGAGCGCGGTGGCCGTATAGGTAGCAGCAGCCGTGAAGATGCCTTTGAGATTCACGCCCGTGCCGTCACCGGTGAGCAGCTGTTTCGTGCGTTCCTGAACGAGCGACGTGCGCAGCATGTTGTCGATCTCCGACTGCATATAGTCGAAATCGTCGCGCATCTCGTAAGAGATTTTGGCCGATACGGCCACTTTCTTCGCCGTCGACGTCTCAGGGACATACGACCAGTCCATAACGGGCTTCAAGACCCCCTCGGCGATGAATGCAGGAGCGCCGTTGCCGGGCTTGCGATCCACCCATGTGATATTGGGCGAGTTGGTCGAGCCCTTGAACAACCGTTCTACGACGCGCGTGTCTTCGCTCGGCGCGTAATGGATAGTGCGGTCTACTTCGGTGTTGAGCGCTGCAACCGCCGCGGTATTGGCCGCCACGGTGATCGTCGTAGCAGCCGCTTTGATCTCCAGTTCGAGCGCCGTATTGCGTTTCTCCGCGAAAGCGCGTTTCGCCTCGTCGCTCGAAAGGAACGCCTTGATCTGCTCGCGGATCGTGCGGCCCTTGCCGGCGCTGCCGCTCATCGAACGGCGAATCTCGCTCCCCTGCTCCTTGAGAGCCTTCTCGATCTCCGCGATCTTCTCGGCCGACACGCCCAGTTTCCCGAGCGACGATTTTACCGACTCGACGATCTCTTCCTCCGATTTGATCCCCTCGGCCAGCATTTCGAACTGGTCGTTGATGTGCTTGCCGAGCAATTCCATGCCCTTGCGATCCACATCCGAGAACTCCCCGCTGTCGGGCAGTTCGAATTTCTTGAATTTGAATGCCATGTTTTTCAGTTTTTGATTTGACCTAATTTTTCGAATACCGAACTGCGTGAAGTGAGTGGCGCGGGGGCCGGCTCGGCTTTGAACATCGACAGTATTCTGCTGTATACTTTTTCGTATTCATCGGGCGCGGTCTCCCGTAATGCCTTGACATATCGTTCCATGTCGTCCAAGGCTTTCATGTCGCCGATATACTCCGTGTGCTCGTTGGCGCCGAAGGTGACGACCGAAATCTCGTGCAGAATAATCTCCTTCACGATCAGGCAGTCGAGATCGGGATCGTAATCGCATTTGTCCCATACATACCGATAGCCGATCGAGAACTGGTTGAGCACCCCTTCGTGCATCTGCACCCATGCGCGGCGAGCGTCCGGCACGGCATCGAAATCCGAGAGCTGCACCGTGGCGTATCCGCCGTCGTCCTTCTCCTGGATCGACAGGATACGGCCGATCGGGTTCTTCGTCTCGTGCTGCCATAGGAATTGTATCTTCCGGTTCGTCGCAGACGCCGGCCCGCGCTCCTGAATACTCTTGCTTATGCAACCCTTCATCAGCATGTCGCCGTCCGAATCGACCGTTCCGAACGAACAGAACTTCACGAGAATGATGTGTTTCTCCTCGTCCACGACGTCGGCCTTCAATATCGGCGCTTGCTTGAAAGCCCCGCCGCGGCTCATGACTTTTTTATACAGTAGTTTGTCCATTATTCCAGAATGTTTGCAATGATGTTTTTCCCCTGTTGCTCGGTAATGAGACCGGAGGCGATCGCGTTGCTGGCAGCCGTCACGGCCGCCGTCAGCGAGTCGGCATACAGCCGCTTCGCTTCCTGGAAGATCGACAGGTGATCGAAATAGGGAACGATGCGGAATCCATCGAACCCGTGCGCCGCGTTCAATACCTCCGATATTCGCTCTGCATCCGGTTTGATCGCATCGTTGTACAATTTGACCTCGGCCGCCGTAAGATTCGCATAGGTCGTACCTTCGGTGTCGATCAGTACATACGGCACTTGATAGGCATCGGCGATCTCCTTCTTGGCATTGCGCTGCACCTCCGTGAGATTCATGTCCTTCATGTTGGCCGAAATCTGCACGAAAGCAGCCTTCAATCCGGTCACGATGTACTTATATTGGCCCTTCATCACGCCGTATCGCCGCAGGGCCGCTTGTGCCTGCTCCCGATCCTCCTTGTTCTCCGGCAACACGGATGTCCGGAAATCCTCGCTATTCAACGAGATGATACCCAATGCCCCTCTGTTGATGATGAGTTCGTTCTGCGCCTCGAATGACGACACGAAAGGATTGACGGCGTTCTGCAAGGCTGACAGACGCGACTGCGATGCTCCGAAGATATTCGGATTATAGGCCGAATCCCGCACGACGAACATTTGATCCCGATCGACACGAATTTGATAATCGTTGATCGAAACCATATAATAATCGATCTGCGGATCGGGCCGGAAACCGGTGAATTCGGAGGTCGTCACCTCCTGAACAAGCGGATTCGGAATCACGTAGAGTTCGTAGGCCGTGGGCACACCGACCGGCTCCCAGCGAAGAATATAGGCTTTTCCGTAAATATCCTTGAAGGCTTCGATCATCGCCGTGAGATCTTCGATCGTTTGAAAGTCATTCGGATGCTTCCACCTGTTCAGTTCCTCCGTGCGACCTGCGACCTGGCGAGCGTCGTCCGACGGATCGACAGCCCACCAGCGGGCGTTGCGAATTGCCGCGGATTTCTTGGTCACGACCGAAAACAACGCGCTGCACCGAGCGTAAGCGATAGTCTGTCCGGCAACGGTGTCGCAGTCGATCGCACTACCGCTGCCCAATCCCATTGCCGAGAGAAAATCGCGCACAGAGACGAACCGCTGTTCCTCCGCTGTCGGAGTTCCGCACTCCGATTTCGTCGTCAAGTCCTGACTCTTACTTCGCCACTTCAAGCTGAATCTCATTGCACATAGCCTTTGAAGCAAATGTAAGGGCGATAAAAGAGGGTTCTCCGAACTTTTCGCTGTTTTTTCATTTTCGGCGGTTGCAGACCCAATAGAGATACTCCATTACAGCGTATCGGGCCGCATCCCACAAGTGATTGAATTTGTCGATCGGCTGGTTGATCGTAATGCCGTTCACCGAATCCCACACATAGGAATTGGCCTCGGTTTGGAAATTACGGCTGCGGACGATATGAAGGCGGAACGATTTGACCATGTGAATTCCGTCCGTTACGGAACCGGTATATTTCTTCGCCTTCACCACGCTGAGCCCGCGCAGCAGCAGGCCGTCGACCATCGATTCGGGATTTTTAGCGTATTTGTCCGCCGAGTCGGCGAATATGGGCATCCGCCCGACCACCCCCTCGATCGCATCGTAGAGCAAGGCCGGATCGGAGCAGGGTGCATAAAACTCTTCCTTCATGTATAGATCAAGCCCCCGAAGCCCCAGACGGACGAGCGCCGTAGGATCGTTCGTAAATCCGAAGTCAAGGCCGAACACGACCCTTTCCAGGTCGGACGGAAATTCATCGATCCAGTCGATATTCGGATAGACAAGACCCTCTTTCGCTGCACGGATTCCCAATCCATAGACTTTCCATCGCCACTCGTCGGCCGTGCCCGCAGCAATGTTCGCCGGTGTAGGTTCATAGGATTCGATTTCTCGTATGACCCCAGGCGGGCAGAACGGATTGTCTTTGTATGTCGTGTGCGTAAAATAGGTGTGCGGCTGCCCTTCCAGTTCGAAGGCCCAATGTTCGGTATATTTGGGATTCCAGTCGCCGATGACCATCGTCGTGCAGCGCATCGTGATATTTTTGTACTGCTGCTTCGAGATGTCGTCCAGCATCTCGTTGATGTAGATGATGTCGCAATCGTATCCTTCACGGCTATCCATTCTGTCCAATCCGCGGAAATGGATCACGGAGTTGTTGATATAGTAGTCGGGATGTTGATTCTCGCTGCGCATCGCATCGGGATCGTAGACGCCGCGCAGGGTCAGTTTCTTGCGGAAATCGGCAAGGGTGATCTCCTTGCAGGCCTGCAACGTATTTCGATATACGAAGATATTGAGCGGGGATAGTGCGAGCGTACAGATGTCGAACAGAAAATCGAAGGCATCGTAGGTCTTCCCCGAACGGCTCGACCCTTCATTAAAAATCTTCAACACCGCATCCTGTTCCCTGTACTGCATGTACCGATACATGAGGTAACGATACACTTTCCCCCGATAGGTGCGGATGTCAGGCAGACGATGCATCGGCAGGCGGTGTTTTTTCGATCGACAACGCATCCTCCGCGTCTATTTGAATGACGACGGGAGCGACGGCAGGATTTTCTATCTTTCCGGATAGTTTCACCTCCTTCGGCGCTGCGTAACCCAACATGTTCATGATGCTGTCGAGACTCTTCTGCTTGTCGTAGCACTCGATCTTCACGAACTCCTCGACAATCTCATCGCCATTCGAAGCGATCCGTTTGACCTGTTTGGTATTGATCGACTTTATACATGCCTTCTCATCGTCCGTGAGCGACTCGAACTCTTTAAGCGACATCCAGCCGTTACGAATGCGGGTCGCATCCGAAAAGGCGATCTTCTGGTGCTCGCGGATGATCTGCAAGGCCGAGATGCCCGCAGCCTCGGCAAGGTGAGTTTTCAGATATTCGATCCTCGCTGCAACCCCGCTGTTTTGTAATAGCAGATAGGCATTATTCCATACCGTGTTATCGCTCATGTTCGAACATCTGTAAGCATAGCGATATGCCTCGGACGCATTACCGCATTCGAGGTACTTATTGCAAAACTTTTCCTGTTTGATCGTGAGCTTGCCCATATATGCAAAGATCGCCTATCGGGGAGACGATTCTTTCAACTTTTCGCTCTTTTTCATTGCCCGATATAGCGGTATTGTAGGTGTGCATGTAAATCATGCCACTCTTCGATCAGTCGGGGATGCCGTTCGACAAATGCCTCCCACTCGATGCGGCGCAGATAGATCCGCCCGTTGCGGACGACTGTGCCGAGTGTCCGATCCACTCGAATCGATTTCCATATCCATCGTGTCGAAATGCCGTACTCATCGGCTGCGGCCTGAATTGAGATGAAATGGTTCATTGCAAATCCCGAATTAATTACTACCTTTGTTCTTGGGTGAGGGGTGATCTTTCGGGATCGCCTCTTTTTATATCAAACAGTTCACCTGTTCTACTTTCCGGAATATTACATCCGTCCCATCCTCTCGTTCGTACCAACGACAGTTGCCTGTCATCTCGTTGTAAGAGCAATTGCCAAAACGCGCACAATCCCGACATGCACATCCCTCTTTATTTCGATCACACCCTACAACCTCTACGGTCTCGCCTTCATACACGAACCGCTCGCCGACCGGACGGGAGTAACGTTTTTCATCTCTGGGTTTCATGGCTTCCCTACCTTTCGAGTTTCACCTCCTCGTCCATTCCGACGATACCCCGCCGGCGCAGGCGCTTGATAAAGTTCTTCATGTTCAATGCCTGCTCATAGTAACAGTCCTTTTCGACCTTGACACGCGATTTGCGGTCGCTCTCGACCTTCATGTTCTCAGGATTCAGCCACGAATCGGCCGACACCTCCACTTCCGCTCTCGACGCTGTCCGCGTAACCGTATTGAATTTATAGAGGGTATGACCGGGCACCCGAACCAGTTGCCCGATCAGTTTGTATTCGTTCTGCTTTCGTTCGACGGCCTCGATCTGCGCTTTGGCTATCTTATCGTTCGTCACGCCGTCATGTGGAGTCAAGATGTCCATCGTTCTATTCGTTTACAATAGTGTCGTTTGGATGAATTTTTCAGTGCGACGAGCCGCTGTTCGTGCATGTTTCGGATCGATCTCATACCCCACGAATCGGCGTCCCAGTTTGGCAGCCATTGCACACTCCGTTCCGCTTCCGGCGAAGGGTACCACCACGAGTGCACCGGGACGTGTCGTGACCTGAATCAGATAACTGGTGATCGCATCGCCTTTGACTGTGTCGTGCCCGTAGCGTTTCGATGCGCCGGAATCTTGCGGAAACTGCAATACGTCGGTCGACCGTTCGGGAAGATTGAACGGCCGCCGCAGCTCCTCGTAGTCCTTGCGTAGCTCCTCGTAGTCCTTGCGTAGCTCCTCGTAGTCCTTGCGCAGCTCCTCGTAGTCTCGGCACAGATACTCGCTGTTGGGCCGATCGCCGTTGAAGAGGTTGCGAAGACGTTCATAATTCTCTCGGGTCGGCAATTCCCATTGTGAGCCGCGCCTGAACCAATGTCCGGCCATGTGGGTATGCAGGGCATCGTTGACACGCTTCGGTGTGAAGCCTGCCCGTTCCATTTCCGAGATCATATAATCTACCAGAGGCTTCATGCACCGTGTCCGGCACACCCCCTGTTCGTATTCGAATACATGCAGCATTTTCCGAGCCTCACCTTCCCGAATCTCAGGCCTCGACTCATAAAGTATGAATCGTTCTGCATTCGGAATGAATTTACGCGATATTTCTGCGTTTTGCACTTTACCCCAACTGTTCGACTTATTCCATGTGCAGCTATTTAAAAACCGAAACATAGTGTCAAGGATCACCTGCGTATATGCGATTCGATTATCGGAGCCCCACCATATCAGTGTACCGTTGTCTTTCAATAAGCGCCGGCACTCTTCACCCCAGCGGCGTACATCGTTCAGGTAATCGTCGAACGTCGGCCATACGAAGTCGAAATCGCCTTTGTACTGGAAATAGGGCGGGTCGGCGATAATCAAGTCGGCGCAATGATCGGGCAACCGATTTTTCATAAAATCGCAGTTGTATACGACATTTTCGGGGATTTCCGTCATAATTTTTTGGAATTAAGAATTTGTTGATTATGTTTGCATTGCATCTTTATGGCAGTCGTTGGACTGCAAGTCCTGCCTGCGGACAGGTCCACCCAAGCGAGCCTCTTCGTCGGATTGGGCACCTGCAATAAAGTCACATTCAGTTAACTCCATGTGACTGCCGTATTCTCTCGTCCCACCACGCCACACTTTTCGAGCATACTTTTTTGCCCTTTCCTTAATCGCTTTATATCTCATCCAATTTTTGGATAAATGATCTCAAATCTTCACACAGCGCAGGGTCGCACACCCTACCGCTCCCGTCACAACCGTCCTTATATTTGCATGAGGATTTGAATGCCTCTATTGCCTTTTCACGCATCCGCTCCTCGGTTTCTTGCTCGGCAAGTCCTGCCATCCTTTCGGCATCCTGCATTGTCACATACCCGCTATACGGATAGCTGCACTCGTGATCGTACAAGTAATTTTCAGCCCTCTCACTTTTCATTATTCTACTCCTTTCAGTAATTCGGGGTTATCGTGGCGTCTGCCCCTGAATTTAATGTCTTTCATATTCACCTTTATTTTACCGGTTATCTCCGTCACCCTCGATAACACCGCGTTCCTGTCGGCTGGAAAGTTTGTTGAGGTTGGCCCAGCACACATTCTCCAAGCTCCAACCAAACTGTCTGGCAAGACCAGCGCAGAACCACATGATGTCGCCAACTTCGTACATTAGTTCCTCAGCAAGGTACCCCGCATCTTTCGGAGGCGCAGAAAAGACAACTCTGTCACCATCCATACGGATGATCCCTTTCCGTTTCCACTTTGCGACTTTGTCAGCAACCTCCCCCACTTCTGCCATAAGACCGAACAACATGTAGGTGTCATTCTTGCAACTCTCCATGCAGGTCGTCATCGCCCGCTCTTGATACTCATTCAATGTCATATCTGTAACTATTTCGAGATTTTGCGAGAATCTCGCTATTTCACCAATTCGAACTCATAAGCCACGACCCACGGATTGCGTTTCCACGTTCCCCGTCCGGACACCTTGTCGATCAGCGAAGCGAAGGCTTCGCGGGGAGTGTCAAACCCATCATCGCTATTTCCAAAAAGGCCGTAAACTTCGTATTTGTCGTACTCTACATCCCCTAAGATACCCTCCTTCATGCAATCCTCCTCCGAAATATCCTGCAACCGCTCGCACTTGATTCCGGTGATGCGGATTCGGTACGGCATCAGTGCAGGGTTTACAAATAGCTTATTGCCCCATCCTGCATGTTCCTTTGGAACGTGGTAATTGCCGCAACTCTTGTAGCTCTGCGCCACGGCCACGACCTCGCCGACCTTGTAGCGGGGTGCTTCCCTCTCGTAAAATTCTTTTTCGCTTTCATGGACATATACGCCGCCCACGCTCGGAGCATCAGAAACAAACTCCATCCATTGCTCTGTAAGGGCCCACGGAACCAGCCGCCTCGTCATGGTCTTTCGCCCCTCGATGACCGCCTGCGTCAAGCCGTAGCGGTCGTTGAACATAATCTTTTTCATATTACTCTCCCAATTTCTTAACGGCTTCCAGAAATACGGCAGTCCAATTCAAAGCAGGAGTATCGGTCGGGCCGGCCATATCGAGTTCCGGCGTGAATTTGGTGGAGACAGAGACTTCATTCCCATTCTGGGTGATCTGGACGACAGCCTTCTGCTTATCGTCTTGAAAAGTGATTTTTACCTGATCGTTTTTCATAATCGTTTGTATTCATTTATCGTTTCGAAAATCCGCAGCGCCACCTGCGGGACTATGGTGTTGCCGTAGGCTTTGATCGACTCGCGGCGCCATGCCGGAAAGGTAATTCCGTCCAGTCCGGCGGAAAGCCCATCATCTGGGCCACATATCGGGGACTCAGTCGGGAACCCTTCCCAGTTCGGGACGGATGCGAAATCATGACGTCGTGGACGGCTCCGCTCTTCCGCTTCGCATGACTGAGAGGAAACGAATTGTTTTTCGCATCGCAGGCCGTCGGCATCGACAACAGCCCCATCCGCGCTGCAAGCGCGAGCGTCGGCCGCTCGGATGCACCCTTCGACAAGCTCCTGTTCACACGCCCGCTCCCGCAATCCGGCGCGACCGGTGTCGGAAGCATCGCCGGCGACAATGGCTCCGAACCGCTCTTGCCATGAACTTTCAGCCCTTGCGTCACCACGGTGGGCAACAAACCATGTTCTGTATCGCAGATGGGGAGCACCGACGCCCGCAGCTGGTATAAGGTACGCTTGCACCTCATATCCTGCCGCCTCCAAATCAGCACACACCTGCTCGAAAACCATTCCCTGCGACCAATTAACGATCCCGAGAACGTTCTCGCCCACGACCCAGCGCGGTCGAACAGTCCGAACAACTCCGAGCATTGCGGGCCAGAGGTAGCGGTCGTCGGCCGTACCCTTGCGTTTGCCCGCGAGGCTGAACGGCTGGCACGGGAAACCGCCGGTGAGCACGTCGACGCGGTCGCGCCAAACGGTAAAGTCTGTTGTTCGTATGTCTTCATAAATGTTCCGATTCGGGAAAATGATACTTCAATACGCGCCGGCAGAACGGGTCGATCTCGCAGTTGAAGACGTTCGTCCAGCCGGCCCACGCAGCCGCTAAGTCGAAGCCGCCGATGCCGCTGAATAGAGAACCGTGCGTCATTGGTACTCCACCGCTGCTCTGCGATCGATGAAGAAATGAATACCCGGTGCGCATTCGCTCCACCTGTTATCGT